CCGCATTTCTATAATAATAAGATGTATCGTAAGCTCCTGTATTACTTGCAAGTCTTTTAACTGCTTGTAATCCAGTACCAAACAAAGGAATTGCAGTTGTAGCTTCTTGCAAAATTGCTTTACTGTTTGAATCTAATACAATATCTCCAAATACTTTACCAAACGAGCCACTTACATAGAAACTTTTAACGTCACTAGCAAAGGAATAATTTGTTAGCATTCTTATATTAAACAAATACAGAAGATATGTTGCTGTAGAAAGTCCTTTGTCACCTTCTTCATAAATCACTGCTCTTGCATTTGCATATCCAACTAATGTACCTGAAGGTGAAGAAGCAGTTGGATTAGTAGAAATTATTTTTTGAGCTACATTGTATAACGCAATTTCAACATTTGTTTGAGTATCCAATGTTCCTGTAAATTCATTAATAGTAACATAATTGCCAAAATTAGCAGTAGCTACTTGATTACTTAACCAATCGGTAGTAGTAGCGCGAGGTGCTAAAGTATTTCGTCCACTTAAAAATTCTACTCTATAACCATCAACATAAGCAATACCTGCTGTTGTTTTATAAAAAAACGCGTCAGTATTTCCTGATGATGTCGTACTAATTCTAAATGGCTTTATTACATAATCTCCAGATTCCTCTGAGGTTCTTTTTGCCAGTTGATCACCAAGTGTGCTTAATTGAGGATCTCTGTTTTTTTCAACAATGTGACCATCACCACCATCAAATTCTAATATGGGTAAGAAGCCTTCAGGGACAGTTATTTCTGCATTTGCTGTATCATATGATACTGTAGTGGGAACTAATTTTAATCTATGCGCACCTGGTGCATTATAATTTGTGCTACCTATAGAATTATCATATAGAGATGAATCTAATGTTGGTTCAATAATATATTCTTCTGTGCTAAATCCAACAACATAACTTGAAACATTAGCGCCATGTTCAGTCACCATAATATTTTGAGGTAAGGTCTTTAGAAAGAATCCTTTTTGATAGATTATACCACTACCTACTCTTATTCCATACCCTGTACCTAGTCCGTTAGCTGTTGTATTTGAAGCTAGAGTATTTAAAAAACCAATTTTTTTACTTTCACTTAAAGTACCTAGAGCTGATTGAGTTGTATCATATACATCAATTTGTTCACTAGCTGATACTGTAAATTGTGAATATGAAACATTAGCAGAACTACCAGTATTAATATATTTTACATAAGCTCTATTAGTGTCAGGGTAAGATGGTTCTGTTCCGTCAAAGGCCTTAAAAATAGTTGCTCTTAAACCTGTTGTATTAGATACTAGTAGATAATTATTAGACTCAGATGTTCCTAAAGTCATATTATAAAAAATAGTATTACTTACGTCTTGAAATTTAATCTGGGAAATATCAGGGTTTGTCTTAAATCCAACACCTTCAATAATTGAACCGTCTTTATAGATGCTATTGCCAAATCTAGCAACTTGTCTTTGCATCATAGTTTGAAGCTGAGTTAATTCTCTTGCCTGCACAGCAGTTGCAGGACGAAAAAGAATACGATAATATTGCTTATCATCATTATAATCGTCATAATATGGAGCAACATTAAAATTTGTTTTTAACTCAGCCATTTTATTTCCTTAAAATTTTATATATAACTTAACAGTTTCTTTAGAAGTTTCAGTTCTTTGAATGTTTTGTATATTTTTATAATACAGCACTTTACCAGAATTTGGTTGAAGGTCTATATTATTTAGTTCAGAAATAGTCCCTAATGCAGTAGAAGTTAATCCTGATATAGATTCATTTACAACAAAAGAACCTGTAGTATTAGCAACCATTAAATATGAAGTATTTGCATATTTTACTATACCTGTAGCCTTAGACACAGATCCCTTTACAGTTTCCTCAATTGTAAAGGTACCTGAGGTTCTTGCAGAATTCAATTGAATTTGCAGCTGTTGTACAAATGTATTTGATGAATAAACATTAGCTGTCCCAGTACCAGGCAGTTTACCATATATTAAAGGATTGTATAATAAACCTACTTGTCTATAATCGATGAAATAAGGTATAGTGTTTACGGAGGAATCAAAATCAACTGATATACCTAAAGTATCACAACCTAATTCTGTCAAAATATCAAACCCGTGACCGTAAGGTGGAGATATGATAGGATAGGCAGTAGCATCTGAACCGTATAAAGAGTTAGCAACTATACTAGCAGTTGCAAATGTATATTTAGAACCTCTATTAACAACTTGTATAGAACTAACTGTATATGTTGAAGTATTCACTACTGCATATGCAGACGCGCTGACACCATCACCTGTTATAACTACTTGTGGAGCAATAGTAAATTTAGATTGGCCAGTAATTGATGATAGTGCATTATCAGTTGTAACATATTTACCAGATGTATTGACTTGATAACTATTGATTGTTGTTAATTGATTGATACCAGGACCAGCGGAAATATAAAAGGCAGAGTTATTATAATAACTATCTGCAGAAGAAGAACCTGAATTGGCTATTTTGTATGTCTTAGTGTTAACAACTTGTTCTATAACACCTTGATTAATTATATTAACATAATTGTTTCCATTATTACTTACTACTATAACATCTAAAGAACCATTTATTGCTGCACTTTTAACAG